TCCTTGATATTCTTCTCGCCAATGTTCAATTTTAGTGCCTTGATACAAAACACCATCTCCCGACTCTATGTAAATTTTATTTTTACCAATAAATAAAGGCCATTCCATATCTTGTTTTATAGTAATACTAACTGTGTATTCACATGCCTCTCTATCGGTATGTTTTTCTAATACTGAATATTGATTATACATTCTCCAAAATGTATAAGTTGGCAATAATTCTTTACCCAATTCTTTTTCAATTTTTTCTTTTTTTAATGTTAATATTCCATCCATTAAAGGATCACCATATTTACATGTTTCACCTAAAGAAGTTTGTTTGTCATCATGGTCTTTATTTGAATTTAAATCATCAAAACTTCTGTGAACGTTTTCTCCATAGCGCCATAAAAGATTTATTTCATCTGTAGATAAAAGATCTTTAATATATGTATAATTTTTTAAACTAGCCATGATACCAATACAAATCTAGTCCCTTCTTCTACTTTTGTTGCTGCATGAGGAAATAAAAAATTACTCGGCCACATAACAAGTTTACCTGGTTCTGGTTCTATATCTAAAATAACTTCTTTATGGTTTGTGTCAAAAAAATGCAAATGTCCACCTTTGTAATCATTATTTAAAAATATAATTACAGATATTTCTCTAGCTGTTGCTAAATTATTTACATTTAATTTGTGATCAATATGTGGTTTATAAAAACCTCCTGGACCATATTTTAATAAAGTAAGTTCTTGCATTCGAGATAAAGTTAAAAATATTTTTTTATCCTCAACATAAATTAAAAAATAATCATGTATTTTTTTTCTAATAAAATTTAACCAATGACACTCGGTCATTGTTTTATCAAATCTTAAACCATAGTTTTGAACTAATCTTGTATTTTTATCAATTCCAGAAGAACCGTTTTTTGATATAACTTCTGCATCTGTAAATTCTTTATCTTTAAAAGATCGAATAAAAGCAGATATTTGTTGAGGTGTTAAAAAATTAGAGTAAACACCAATTAAATCTTTTATTTCCACGATTTTTTATTCCAAATAAGTTTTTCATACCAATTTTTAAAAATACTTGCATACTTCCATATATTTAATTCGTGTTCAAAAATTGTTTTTTTTGAGATTTTTGATTTCCATTTTTCTCTTTTAAAAGGAAAAATTGTAGCAAGTGGTGTTCCTTTTTTTAAAACCCAAGTTCCTTGTTTTTTAAATACACATGGAAAGTTGGTAGGCATATCTACTCCATTATCTACAATACCCGATAGTATTTCAAATCGATCATCTGGTCTATTAATAGGTGGAAGTATAAGAACACTATATCCTTTAGGTAAACTAATTGTCCAAGGGTTTAATAATTTATAGATAGGAAATCCTAAATTTTTTTTAGCATAAGGACAAGTCATTCCCCCAATTTGACTTAGTGGATGAAACTCATTTCCCGCATCTTTTCCTATTCCTCCCGTATTTATATTATTATAATGTTTAAAATTTTTAATTTCATCTTTAACTTCTATCCAAGTTCCTGTTTTCTTGTGTTCTTCATGATAAACATTAAAATTAATTATTTGATCATGTGTATTTTTTAATATGTAACCAGCTAACAAAGAATCTAAAAATGGTTTACATGATTTAATAGTTTTGTTTACATAAGAATCTGGATTAGGAACATCTTTATACCATTTTGGTATGTGCAATAATGCAGGATCTGGGTGAAGGTCTTTATCTCCAAAAATTATAGGAGGTCCTTTAAATTCAATTATGTTTTCTTTCATTAAAATTCCATAGAAGATGGAATATGTATATCATTTTTTTCTAAACAATCAACCCATGTACAACCATTTATTGGATAGCTAAGTGAGCTGATATTAATTGATGTTAAAGTATTTAAAGTTGTTGTCCAAATAGCAGGAGGATTATCTTTCCAAATAGAAATTGCTTTATCTAAACGATTAATTAAATCAGTTAAATTTTTTTGAATTTCTTCTTGTGTAAAATCTACAGTTTTACTATCAAACCTAGTGCCATCAACCATTGTTTCATCTAAATTATCTGGGTGTGCTTCCTTATTAGTTTCATCATCATTTAATCTAAAACCTTTGTGTCCTCTAACTAAAGCTAAAGCATCTGCATCAGATATTTCTACAGAGTTATGACATCCATTCGCTAACCAAAAATCTTTTGATGCATCGTCTTCACAAATTTTTTGCAAAAAATTTTCAGGATTTCTTAAAATATGTTTTGCCATGATTACTCTCCAATATTATCATAAACTACAAGAAAACCAGGAGTACCAGGATTACCTGCAGTTGATCCCGGATTTGGTGATCCGTTACCGCCTTCTCCACAATCTGTAAAGAATGGAGCTACTCCAGGAATACTATTTGTTGCTCCTGGACTTGATCCAGCGTTACCTGGGTTGTTTACCATAAAATATCCTCTCGAACCTCCGTTACCACCGTTTGCTGTAACTGAAAGTCCTGGTATTGTAGTAGCACCACCCGCATTACCATTTTGTGGACTATTACCTCCTGCTCCATTACCTTGGCTTCCAACTGCAAAAGTATAATCAGTTCCACCTGAAACAGGAACAAAGAAAGCTCCGTAACCGCCGGATCCTCCTTGACCACCTCTTCGGCCCGACACGTCGCCACCCCGGCCTCCACCACCACCGCCACCGCAAGCATAAATCGTTGCGTTGTTTGCAGCTGGGTTTGCAGTGTAAGTTCCATTACCAGAATCTTGAGCAGATCTCATAACGTCTAATGCTCCGCCTGCACTTCCACTTGCAGCACTAACAATTCTACCACTTGAATCAACAGTAATTGAAGCTACGGTAAAAGTTCCTTTTGCTGGTTTTATAATTTTTGGCATATTTATATTCTCCTTAAAAGTTATTAATCAAGCATTTCTACGTATGAAACATGAAAAGCTATATCACTGGCAGCGCCAGCTGTTACAGCAATTAAATCTGTTTCATCCAAATATATAGGTCTGCTAATTAAATCTAATGTTGAATCTGCAGGTACGGAAATTGTACTTGCAATTTTATAATAAGTTGAACCATTGTCATTACTAATTTCTACTGTTACATCAGCAGCGTTAGTTCCATCAATGTTTGCTAATAATATTGTATCAATTCTTACTGCAGTTTCTGCAGGAACATCTATCATAGTTGTTCTGTTAGTGTCACCTAAAGTACCCATAGCATTCTTGGGTGTTAGTGTTGCGATATTTACAAGATTTGGTGTTGCCATTTTTTATTCTCCTTTTAATTTAATATCCGAAAACCATGGAAAAGACAATACCTTTTCCTGCGTTAATACCAGTATTTGATGCGAAACTTAGGGTTCCAGAGCCATTTGTTTGTAATATTTGATTTGCTGACCCATCTGCATTTGGAAAAGTCAAACCATCAAGTACAATGTTTCCTGACCCATTTGGTGTAATAGTAATATTACCATTTGCTCCATCTACAATTGTAATTACACCTGAGTTAGTTCCACTATTAGTATCTAATACAAGATTGTGAGCCCCACTTGAAGTTACAGTAGCATCTGCTGATCCCGTACCAACTTTAATTTCACCAGATCCTTTTGGAAGGATAGCAAAATCTATATTTGTATCGCCACCAGTTGCTGACAGACTAGGTGCATTACCTGTTGCAGCATTTGTAACATCAAACTGATTTACCGCTGATGCTGTTGTTTGAAACACAAGTTGTTCATTACTGTTTTCATCTGTTATACCATGAGCATCATCTATAATAATATTAAATGAATTAGTGTCTAAGTTACCACCTAATTGTGGAGAAGTATCATCAACAACATCTGTTATACCCGTTCCAATAGCTAAGGTATCTATATCAGGATTTGTTCCATCGTTTGCTGTTGCAAAAACAATTTTGTCTCCTTTGTCTGTTGCTGAAAAAGTAAAACTATCTCCTGAACCAGAAGCATATTTAAATTGTACAGTATGTGAACCTGAAGTTGAATTTCTTAAAAAATAAAAAGTTTGAACATCAAGAGGAATAGTTACAATTTGATTACCAGATATTGTACCAGTAAACTCTATCATTCTATGAGAAAGTTCTGCACCAGTAGATCCATCAGAAACTGAAAGTGCTGTAGTTTGTGCACCACCAGCTATTGATTTAGCTATGTAACCACCAGAAATTTGTTCTATAATATTTAAATTAGTATTAGTTTTTGTACCCCATGTACCGGCATTTTCACCGGTTGCCATTAGTTCAACACCAAGAGGTGTATATGTTGATGCCATAATTTTATCTCCTATGCAGCGTCACTATAACTTGTATTTGATCCAGTTGCAACATCAGAATAAGTATCATTTGATCCTGTTGTTACGTCACTATAACTGGAATTTGATCCAGTTGCAACATTAGAATAAGTATCATTCGATCCTGTTGAAAGTGCACTATACGATGTATTTGAACCAGTGTCAATATTTCCGTAACGTTGTATACCAAGTTTTCCTAAACTTGCTGTAAGTTGATCTAAATTTAAACCAACTACATTTGCTGGAGAAATAGAACCTACGGCTGAAGTTGCTGCAACACCAGTTATACCAACCACATCTGCTGGAGATATAGATCCAACACTTGCGGTTGTAGCGACACCAGTTAAATCAACTAAAGTTATTGGTCCAATTTCTAAAGTTCCTAAACTTGCTGTTGCTTCAATACCTGTTATTTCTGCAGGACCAAATTCTAAACCTAACGTGCCTACATTAAATGTAGCTGACACTCCTGATATTGAAGCTGGACCAAATTCTAAACCTAACGTGCCTTGACTTACAGTTGCTTCTTGACCTGTAATTGCTGGAGTTGAATCTAATCTAATTGTTGTTGATCCAACATTTGTTGTAGCTTCTTGACCAGTTAAACCAATCACATCTGCTGGAGATATTGATCCAACACTTGCAGTTGTAGCAATACCAACTAAACCTACAACTTGATTTGGAGATTCACCCCAAGAGTTATCTCCCCAAGCATCTCTACCCCAACCAACTAAAGTACCAGCATACCCCATTGTAGGTGTTGCAAACGTTGACTCTACTCCGGTAACATTAATACCTAAACCAAGACCTACACTACCAACTTGTCCAGTCATTACAAAAGCAGGACCTACTTCTAATAAATATGTAAAGGCTGGAGTTATGCTTCCTATTGAAGTGGTTGATTCTAATCCTGTGATAGATACTGTTTCATCTGCGCCTTCACCCCAATCAGCAATACCCCATGATATTCTACCCCAACCTGTTTCGTTAAATTCTACAGAATCACCTAAAGAAACTGTTGCAGATTGACCTGATAAAGTAACAGAAGAACTTATACCTATTGTACCTAAACTAATTGTAGCTTCTTGACCGGTTAAATCTGCTAATATTAATTGAGTGGCTGTTAATGAACCAACGGAAGTTGTTGCAGAAATTCCAGTTGGTTTAACAGAATATTCTACGCCCCAACCTGAGTTACCCCATTGTTGTCTGCCCCAACCTTCTACATTAAATGATTGTGGTGTACCTAAAGCAGAAGCTGATTCAGGTGCAGTAAGTGATACGCTTATTACATCGTCTTGCCACTCATTAGATCCCCAAGTGTTATTACCCCAGGTTGATGCCATAAGGAGGTCCTCCTTACGCTATACGAATGATTGCGTTACTTGCGTCTGCTGTTGGAAATTGAATTGTAAAAGTTCCACTGGATACTGTTTTGTCACCACCAAAAGCGATAACTGCAACAGCTTTGTCAGATTGTGAGTCATTATAAATTAAAGCACCGTTTGCTGTAAAAGATGCAGAAGTATAACTTACATCAGCAAAATCACAAAATGCAGTTGTTCCAGAAGTTGTTGGTGTAACGCTTGTTAATGTTGCACCACCTGCAGTGTATGCAGATCCAGATGTATTTGAAATTTCGTTTGAAGTTGAATAAGCAGTTGTGCCCGCACCTAAAGATGCATCACTTGTATATAAAGCTATTTTAAAAGTATTACCGCTTGATGCAGTAAAATTATGCGTACCAACTAAAATTTCTTGTTTAAAACTTGTACAAATTGCCGATGTTATTGCCATAAATAATCTCCTACGGGTTTGCTGAGTTTACTGGTATACGAACAGCGCCATCAGTGTAGTCATCTCTTCGTCTTCTACCAACTTGCTCGTTAGCAAACTTCTGTACCTCTTGTTTATACTTATTTTCATATAGTGTCAACATATCTATCGGACCTTTTAAAAATCCATAAGCTTCAGATAAACAACAATATAAAAGCCCATTTGGAAAGTTTAAACTAATATAATTAGTAGTATTTCCTGACTCTAAGGTAGCTGCCATTTTATTAAAATGCACTCTAAATGAATAAGTTTGATCTGGAACTGGGGCTAAAAAAATACGTCCTGAAGTAGTGTCTGTGTTTCCCGTAGCTCCTCCATACATGGAGTAATATTTTGGTTGACCTCTTTTATCAGAAGCTGTTGAAGATACATACTCTTGAAGGTATGTAACATCTTTTTTTTCTAACCAAATATTAGGACCAGTTATAGCTGATGTAGAATCATATACTTGTATACCTCTTATAAACAACGCACCAGCCGGACAATTAATACTTTCTTGACCTACAACTAAATTACCAGATTGTTGAACTCTATCCGCATCAATAGGAACATCTCTCATAATTCTATATTGTGCATTAAGAATTATATTTTCTAAGATAGCTGTAGTTAAAACATTAGAATCTGTTTCTGTGTAATTTCTAATTTGTGTAACTAAATCTGTATAACTTATACCAGCCATTATTGTTCCTTATATTTATTTTTAATTTTTTGTTGTTTATCTGTTAACTCAACAACTTTCTCTTGTCTTGTCGGTTTAAATATATTTTTAATCCAATGTAAAATTTTTTTAATCATCCTTCAATAGTAATAGGCCCAACGGAACAACCGTAGCCTCCTCCTTTTACACCACCAATTGTAGCAGTATCTGAGTTAACTGTAAAGAAGAAGAAATTAGTTACCATATAATCAGTTGTATTTCTTCCTGGATTTCCACTTCCTGTATCACTAACATATTTACCTGTTGTAATAGCATAACCTGATCCTTGTCCAATTTGTGCTCCTGTAATTCCATCAAAGTTAGGAATAGTTGCATAAGCAAAAACAGGATTAGTTGATGTACCTGTTCCTGGTGAAATTGTTGGTGGCCCTCGAAATAAATATGTTGTTCCATTTGTTAAACCATGTCCAGGTGAAAATACATTTATAATCCCGGATCCTGCAGCATATGTTTCAAAACCATTTTCTGATATCATAACGGTTGTAACTGGTTCTGTTCTATCGCTTCTTACATTTCTTAATGCAACACCATCAGCTGAAAGAGGCTTTGGTTCTAATTGTGGTTGCTTTGGTTCAAATTCAGAAACATGTACAAATGCACCATTCCATTCTCTAACCATTTCTCTATATGGAAACTCCATACCAGATCGATCAGAAATTGCTTTTGCATGTTTTCCTGTTGCGTATTTTG